GTCTAAGAACTCTGATGTAGTTAAATTAGATACACCACCTGTAGTTTTAGATCAACCAGAAATTTCTAAACCTAAACTTTCTTTTACAGATTCTCTACTCCAAAAATACCCTAAGACTTTAGCTACAGATATTACTTCACCTGAAGAAGTAGGTACACAAATACCTGTAGATACAGCCCCATTAAATTTTACGGACTCTCTGCTACAACAATACGGAGGAAAAGAAAAATTAAAAAATGAAGATGGTCCTCAAGAGTTTATAAACTTAGAGCTTATACTCAAAGATTATACAGATGAAGATGGCGACACAAGCCTTGTAAAAGAACAGATACTAGAAGACTCTCGACTAATGGAGGTTGTTTACCAGTCGTTAGAAGCTAGGAACCAACCGTCTAGTTTTGCTGGTGCTGCTTATAAAGGTGCTTCAGCTTTATCTACAGGTGAATTTTTACCTGGGGCAGACACAGGCGCTTCAGTATTTGGTCCTAGAAACTACAGAAAGATGGATAAAGAAAAAGCCTTTGAGATGTATCAGAACTATCAACGTTCTTTTGCAGGAGGTCAAAGTATAACTACACTAAATGAACTTACATATATAGGTATGTCTGAAGACAATATAAAAGCTAAGCTTGGTGCAGGTTACATGTTGTTTGATAGTATGGACAATGCCTTTACTGGTAATGGTTCTTGGAGTGAGATGGGTGATGCTATATATGATTACACTAGGGCTGGTCTTGTTGATCCCGCTACTATCTTTACCTTTGGTTTAGGTAAAGTATTTCAGTTTGGTACAACTAAAGTTGGCACTGCTCTTGCAAGAAATGCCATGGTAAATGTTTACAAACAAGCTATAAAAAAGGGTATGACTAGCACGGCGGCGAGGAAAGTAGTCAGTGATGTAATCGTAAAGTCCTCAGCATACACTGCTTCTGAGGCTGTAATAAACATGGGTATTGATGTAGCTTATCAGAACACACTGATGACTGCAGGTACACAAGAAGAGTACAGTCTTGCTCAAGGAGCATTGGCTGCTGCTGGTGCTATGATTATACCTGCTGCAGTTGCATTTAGTAAAGGTGTTGGTGCTGTTCGAAAGAAAATAGAAACTACCGACAGTAATTTATTGAAGAGTGTCGCAGCTCATAACGAGATTGATACTAAGGTTATGGACCTTAATTCAGCAAGGGCCAAGACCCTTATAAAAAATAAAGTGAGGACAAAATATCTTATTGATACTATCAGTGAAACTTTTGGTAAGGTAAAAGGTGACAGTAGAAAGTTCTTAGGTTGGTCTGAGGTAAAAGCTGACGCTAAAGGTGGAATAGCTTTACGTAAAGAAGAATACACTGACGATGACGCAATGAATAGTTTCTATAAGTATTTTTGGTTTGGGTCTGCTGATGGTAAGAGAAAAGGTTACTTTGAAACTCTACAAGAAGCTGGCTTTGTTGTTCATGCATCTATGTTACACGAAAAACAGATTGCTATTGGTGCTACAGTAGGCGCATCAGATGTAAAAAAGATGGGTAAAGTAACTGATGTAGATTTTGATACCGCAACTGTACAATTTAAGAACACTGATACTGGTGAAATTAACACTTCAGTTTATAAACTTGAGGATTTAAATATAATTAAACCAGCTAAACCTAGCGATGTGAAAAGAATAAATACTATTACGGGTATCTATGGTCAAGCTATGAGATTTTTAGATGATAAAACAGCTGCAAATCTTATAACTAGATTTGAATCTGAAACAGGACTAAGCTTAAGCGGTATTCAAAAAACTAGTAAAGGTTTATCTGATCATTTTATAGACAGGGCTAGATCAGGTGGTGAAACACTTGCGATCTCTTCTCAACTAGCAGCCCTCAATAAGAAAAATTTTAAAGCTGCTGAAGCTATTAGAGCTATGACTCCAGAGATGGAAGAAACAAATCCTAAGAGATTAGCATTTGCTTTATCTGTTTATAAAAGGTTACTGACTGCTCATCCATCCACAACAGGTACAAACATCAGGGGGTTCGGGCAACTAGTAAGTATAAATACTATTGCCGATGTAGCAACAGGAACTATAAATGCAGGTCAAGGTGCTTGGTATAGGTACTTTAATAAAAATACTGAAGAGGCTACCAAATATTTTAATAGGTCGCAAGGTTCTTTTCTTGGTGCTATGAGGCGTGGTGTTGCAGTCTTTTCACCTGACTTAGAGATAAGCTATGCCAATAAAATACTAGAGTTAAATCCTAAGGCAGCTGAAAAATTATTTAGGGACATCGCAGGAGATGGTGGTGCTAACGACAGCTTTAAACACTTTGATCTCCTTAATAAGGATGGTAAGGTTCCTGTTGGATACAAGGCAATAGATTCTGTAACTAGGGGTGCACAAACTATAGCGATGGTACGTGTGCAAGATCAACTTACAAAGCTATGGGCTTTTAGTACTAACTTAAACCAAGCAATAATGAGAGAGTATGGAATATCTCCTTCAAAGTTTTATGAGAATGCTGAAGAGGCTGCTATTACAATGGCCTCTGATAGATTTAAAACAAATGTTTTAGAAAAGGCTACGTTTAGAACATTAAGAGAGACAGCCTCAGTTAACTGGTCAACACTACCTAGCCAAGGTTTTATTCGGGGTGCAGCTAAGTTCATTGAAAGATCTACAAATAGAAATCTTGGTGGTTTTATTGTACCCTTTGGTAGTTTTTTAAATACTACATTAGCTACAGCAGCTGATCTTAGTGGTGTCAATGCAGCTAGGACAGTGCTTGCAAAGGTTACAGGTAGGCAACCAGACTTTGCAACTCAAGAAGGTGCTGAAGCATTTGGCAAGATGGCTGCAGGTTGGTCACTGTTTACTATGGGTATGTATGGTGCTGACGGGGCAATACAAAGAATTAAGGAAGGCTTAAGTTGGGAGCAGTCTAGGAGGGACGATGGGTCTATTCAAGACAGGCGATTTGACTGGCCTGACTCAACCATAAGAGTTGTAACACAGATACTAGGCCATGCTAGCCAAGGTGGAAAGTTAACTCCAGGTCAAATACTTAAAGGTATGGCACTAGATCCTAAGATAAGAGAAGAAGTTCCTGCTGATCTATGGAGAGAGCTTGCAATGCAGACTGGTGGCCAAGCTATAAGAGATCTAGATGATTTTGGTAAAAGTCTTTTAAGTTTTGCTAAAGATTGGTCTGATGGTGAAGACGTAAGTGAAAGTGGACAAGCCCTATTAATAGAACTTGCAGCAAGACCTCTTAGTGGTTTAACTAGACCTCTTGAGCCTCTGAACGTAGCAGTAGGTTTGTATAGAGACTCTAATATGTTACCAGATTTACGTCAAGGGCCTAAGTTTTTAAACCAAAGTCTAAAGTACGTTAACAATTTGTTTACTGGTGTTGGGTCTTCGGCATCATTACCTGAGCGTAACTCACTTACAAAGGGGCCAGATATATATCCTGATACAGGTAAAATAATGTTTGGTGGAAGAAGTTCTAGAGAGAACAATCTTGTAGAGTCAATGTTAAAATCTGCAGGTAGACCTGATTGGAGGACTATAAGATTTGATGGGCCACCTGAGGTAAAAAACTATATGGATTCTATAACCTATTCATTCTTAAATGTTGCAACAAAACGTGCTATAAAAGCTTACCCAGATTTTTTTGATCCTGAAAGAACTTCTCAAAAAAATAAAGAAAATATAGTTGATGAGATGTTAAGGCAAGCTAAGAAGTTAGTCCTAGACACAGTAAAAAACTCTAGTGTTCCTAAGTCACTAGAGCTTGTAAGGGTTTTATCTGGTAAACCTAAAGAGGAAGTTAAAAAAGCTATGGACTTACTTCAAATTGAAGGTAGTCTAACGGATCTTTTAGATAGGCCAGATGCATCAGAGCTGTTGCAAAAAATACAAATTTTAATTGAGACAGGGATAACAGATAAAATTAAATTTTAATCTTCATCATCCATAATGTCTGCCCAGTTGTAGGCTTCTCTCTTAACTTCTTCTACGTGACCAAGGCCCCTACCGCTTGCAAGTAATCCAGCTAAGGCCTGTCCTGCTAGATACCTGCGAGAGGTTAGGGGTTTTTCTTTTGGTCGATTCTTTTTTACATAAGCCTTAGCCTCTTCTTCAAGAGGTGGTAAGTCATTCTTAGATCTCTTGGTTGGTCTGCCCATAGGTCACCCTTACTTATGTTTCTCTGCCAAAGCTTCATTCATCTTACGTAAGTACCACTCAGCCTTCTTCATGTCTTCTGCAGGCTTCTGCTTATAACGATAGCGGTGTTGGTACTTAATCATATTGCCATGACAGTAGGCAATAAAACCATCAAGTCCTACGATTTGTTTGATGTAGTCAATGCACTCAATCCCACCCATGTTGTAATGGGCGGGACGAGATACAGGGTCAAAGTGTTCAATCTCTGTACTGCTTACTTCTTGTTTGAGATAAGTTTCTTTAATCATGCAGTTACCAACTCAGCTGATGTATAGGGTATGTGAAAGAATAGTTCACCCTTCTGGATGTACCTACCCTTAGCCTCAGCCAAGCTTTCTTTTGTCAGTAAGGTATCTTTGATACGCCAAGCTTGCTTCATATCCTCACGGAATACATAGAAGTTTAACACACCATTAGTACCCTCATACTTATCTAGTAAGCGTTGCTTACGCTCAGGAATACGGATCTCTTCCCAATGTGTAGGCCAATCTTCTTTCCAAGCTACTTTGACTTCAGCTTCGTTGAAGTATGTATATCCATCCTTCTGAGAGACGACATCAACAAAGTAGTTCTCTTCGGTATTTACAATAGTGTGACCTTTAGTTTCTAATAGGTCTACCAAAGTATCCTTAGCCTTCTTATCGTAAGCTTGATACAATGCACGGTTAAAACTTTTACGTACTGGTTTCATCAAAATATTCCTTCAGCTCTCTATAGCCCCCGATATGGGTTCCATCTGGTTTAAATATTTGTGGTACTGTAGTATACCCTGCTTGCTTAGCCATAGTCAACACCCACTTACTTGATGGAGACTCAACAGAGTAGAGGGTATATGATTCCCCCCTACCCTTTAGCAAAGCCTTAGCACTATCACAAAAGTTACACTGACTCCTTGTTAATATAGTCCACAT